CTCTGGGTTACAAGATATGATGATAAAAAGATCTCGATTACAGGGCTTAGCATTTTCTCTTCCTAAAGGTTCTACTCTTAAATCTGAATTAACTAGCATAACCAAAAAAATGTCAGACATAGTAGATGCAGAAGTTGCTGCAGCTGTTGGTGGTACTTTAATTCCTGGTAGGTCTGGTAGAGGTGTTGTTCCTGATAACTTAATGTATACTATTGAACGAGGAGAGAAAAAATTTACAGGAGTTTCTGAAACGAAAGCTATTAAAACAACTCAAGATGCTGCAGGTAAAACAACTAAAGCTAATACAGTTAAAACTGCTGGAGGTTCTGGAGTAAATCTTTCTAAGACTAAGGAATTATTTACAGGAGTAGATTTAAAAACAGGAGAACTCATAAGCACCGATGTTTCTGCAGGTATGCCTGATTTAGTAGAGCAGTTATTAGCTGCAAAAAATAACCAAAGTCAATTAAAAAAGATATTAAGCTCTCGTTCTAAAACTGCTACAGCTCTACGAAAAAACTTTGTTATGAAATCTGGAGATATACGTATACCAATTAGTCTTGGGAATGGCGCCCAAAAAGTTTCTAAAATATCCTTTAAGTGGGCTCAAATAAATAAAAACAAATCTGCTAAAATAGTAATAAAAGAAAAAACCAATCAAAAAGGTGTTACCACTGTGCTTTTTAATATTGAATTTTCAGAAGCTTATGTTCGAGAAGCACTAAATAAAGCTAATAAAAAAGGACTAAAGACTTTAAAAAATGAATCTGAAAGTTTTACAGCAGCTTTAAGAGACTCTCACATAGTTTTTAGTCAAAAAGCTATAGACGCACTTAATAACACTAATTCTAGCATAGTTTTTGAAGTAGATAAAGGTTCAGCTCGTATAGGTGCGGGTACTATTACCAGAAAAATAGCGCAGAGTAGAGAATCACAGTCTCCACAACAAGCTTTTATATCTGGAGTTGCTTTATCGGCATTAGTAAGAGCAAGACTACAACAAACTATGGCTACTGCTGGAGAGGCTTTTCCTCCAATGTTAAAAAATAGAACAGGTAAATATATAGAAAGTATTCAGGTATTTCCTAATTATAGAAAGAATATGATAATGTATACTTTAAATCCCATATATAGATCTCTTGAGAAATATGGATATATTCCTGATGGACAAGCTATAGTAGCTATAAGACAAGTAACTCAAGCACTTTATGCTAGGCAATTTAATATATTAAGGGCAACATAATGGCTTCCAGAAGAAAAGAGATCATAGCACTTTTAGTAGATAAACTAAAAGAGATTGATGGAGAAACTATATTAGGTACTAATTATACCTATAATCTAAACGTATTTAATAATGTATCAAGAGGTGTTAGATTTCTTGATGAGGTAAATGATTTTCCATCACTATACATATCGGCGGGAACCGAAAATAGAGATTTTAATTCAAAAAATTTGACGGTAGCTACATTAGACGTTACTATAAGAGCATACATATATGGACAAGATAATTCCCAAAGCCTCGCAGATGATATAGTCCAGGACATTGAATTTGTTATTTATCACCAATTAGGGGAAAATCCAGATAAAGGCATACTTGATATAACAATAGACAGTATAACCACAGATGAAGGATTAGCTGCTCCTTACGGAATAGCAGAGGTAAATTTAAATACAGCCTATAGGCTAGAAAATTAAGGAGAAATAACATGGCATCTCTCAATCTACAGAGAAATTCTGAAGTGTTCTTTTCAACCGTTGACATTAACAGCGGCGCAGTTGCTGTGGCGATGACACCAGGTAATACTTGGAAACTTGAGGTATTAGCAGGTTTTGCAGCTACCTCTACATCAGCTACTCAAGATATCACTTCTCTCGAATCTGGACTTAACCCAGATCGTTCACAACAAAGATTTAATACAGCAATCAACCCTGTTGATTGGAATATACAAGTATATATACGTCCTACAGGTGCAAACATTGTTGCAGCAAAAGACACAACTACTGCAGGTACAAATAACTCAGGTAACTCTAAGCCTGTTGCTGATTGGTATATGTGGCAAGCTCTTGCTTCAAGTACTCTTGCAGCAAAGAAAACACAAGCAGCTCCTGCAAGTAACGAAGTTCAAGAACAATCTGTATGGCAGAGTGGTGGTAAATTAGTTACTACTGTAGTAGCTGCTTCAACTCGAGTGCACGCTTCTACATCTAACTTTGCTATCGCGCCTGAATACTTTATGTATTTTAAACTTGATAATGTTGTCTACCAAGTAGATAAAGCTACTGTTAATTCAGCTACTGTTGATGCAGGTATTGAAGATATTGCTGCTACTACTTGGAGTGGTTTCGGTACTACCATGAAAGAATTAGTAGGTGCTCCTAGAGATATTGCTATTGCAACTTTTGGTGGTATTAAAAATGCTGGAGGTGCTGCTGTAGTAGCTAATTCAAGTGCTGCTACTCTTACTGCAGGATCTTCTTACCACCCATTTAATACTATGAATGTTGCAGGAACTGTAACAACTAATGCATTTATTAAAAATCGTTTGAGTTCTATTAATTTCCACCATAAAGCAACTGCCTCAGCTTCTGATGAAGCATTTACTTTTCCAGTAACTTCTATGAACATAGAGTATACTAACAATATTACGTATCTAACTCCAGAACAGATTTCAGCTCTTAACGAGCCTATTGGTCAATTTGCAGGAACCAGATCTATAACTGGATCAACTACTATGTACCTTCGTACTGGTGATTTAGATTCTGCGGGATTCCTACGTAATATCCAAAACGATACACGTACTAACTCTGCACAAACATCTAATGCAAATGTTATTGTTGGTGGTACAGTAGCTCCATATATGGCTTTCACTATGCCTGCAGCACAATTTAGCTTCCCAGCTATCCAAACTGAAGATGTTATATCTATGAGCGTTGATTTTATGGCTCAAGAACCCACAGCTACTAAAGGTGGAGGTGGAGAAATTACACTATTTGCTGCTAAAAGTTAATTAAGAAATTAATGTGTTTCTGAGGGGGAACACCACATTATTAACCAGAAGAACACCCACTACTTGCGAGTCCAGGTCCCCCCTCACCTAAGACAAGCAGATACGTAGTGGGTGTTCGTTTATCATCCTAGAGGGGAAAAACTATGAGTAAAATTAAAGGCTTAATTGCCAAAGAAACTGCAACTTGGGTACAGTTTCCAGATATTGAAGAGTTTGAAATTCATCTTCGATACCTAACACGCGAAGACCTAATGAAGATTCGTAATAAAGCTCTTACATATAAGTTCAATAAGCGTACTCGTCAACGTGAAGAAGAAGTTGACAATGAAAAATTTCTTGAAGCATATGCAGATAGAGCTATTGCAGGTTGGAAAGGGCTTCAGGTAAAACATTTACCGGTTCTTTTACCTGTTGATATTTCAACAATGGACGCCGCAGAAGAAGTAGAGTATTCTATGGAAGATGCAATTGAACTTTTGAAAAATTCAACGATTTTTGATCAGTTTATTACAGATACCATGAATGATTTTGAACAATTTTCAGTTAAAAAGAAAGAAACAGACTCAAAAAACTAACCGACTACCTTCAAAGCTCTTTTGGGGGTGGTGGTTTATCAGCAGATCAATATTTATTGATGTGTGAGCAGATGGGTTGGGAACCAAAAGAGGAAGATCTACCTCAAGACGGCTCCAACCTATCTTTAGAGTGTCAACAAACTCTGGTTGTTCTTAATGCTCTTCCTGATATATGGGAGGGAATGAATGGTACGTGGATGGGAAAAGACTATGCTGGTTTAAGTACTATTATGGATATTTATGAGATAGACGACAGACGTTCAGTATTCGAACTACTAAAACAAGCTGAATCTATGTTAGGAAAATACTATGCACAAGAAGCTAAGCAACAAAGTAGAAGCTTAAAAAAGGGGTAATCGTTGGCAACTATTAGAAATACTATCGACACACAGTTTACAAGTAGAGGTGCGAGAGCTGTTAGAGAAGAGACTGAGTCTATCGGTAGAGCTCAGACTCGACTCGGACAAGCCTCTGCAGGTGCTGGTCGTTCCTTTTCTGCTCAATCTTCTGGAATGGGTGGTTTAGTTGGTGTGTATGCTGCTGCAGCTGCAAATGTATTTGCTATTACTGCCGCTTTTGAAGCGTTAAATGCTGCTGCAAAATTTGATACAATTCTTAGAGGAACAGAACAATTAGCGAGCGCAGTAGGTACCAGTGCAGCTTCTGTCATAAATTCTTTAAAAGGTATAACAGATGAACAACTTTCTATGGCTGAAGCAGCTAAGAATGCTAACTTAGCCCTTTCTGCTGGTTTTGATTTAGAGCAAATTGAAAAACTTGGTAATGTAGCTAATAAAGCATCTAAAGCTCTAGGTAGAAATCTAACTGACGCCTTTCAACGTATTACCAGAGGCGCAATTAAACTTGAACCAGAACTTTTAGACGAAATTGGTATTTTTACACGTATCGAACCTGCTGTGCAAGCTTATGCTAACAGTATTGGTAAATCTGTTAATCAGTTAACAAACTTTGAACGTAGACAAGCATTTGTTAATCAAGTCATTATAGATGGTGAACAAGCTTTTGCTTCTATCAATATGTCTGGTAAGTCTACCCAAAAATCCTTTGAACAACTAGTAGCTACATTTAGTGATTTAGCTATTAAGGCTGCTCTTTTAGTTGCTGATGGTTTAGCTCCTGTAGCAGACTTTTTAAATAAAAATCTTGGAAATCAATTAATTTTATTAGGGGCAATAGGTGCTTTAGTATTTGGTAAATTATCTACTGCTGTAGCTGCCTTTGCCGGCGGGGCATTAGCTAGTTTAAGTGTTAAATTAGGTGCTGTAGCTACAAGTATGGCTGCAGTAAGAGTCAGCTCTGAAGAAATGTCACAAAAAACTGGAGAAGCTGCTGATAGATTTGTAGGACAAGGTGCTTTAGCAGGTTCTGCTAGGGCAGGAGGATCAGAATTAAAACAACAATTAGCTACTGGCGCTCTTAGTACTGTTCAGGCACAACAAGCACAATCAAATATACCTAAGTTTTTAGAAGAAGAAAAAAGACTTAGAACCAGTAATTTAGCTTTACAACAAAGAGGTCTCATGAGTCAAGAAGCATTTAATACTTCTAGATTAAGATCTTTAAATAGAAGTAGAGCACTATTAGCCACTCAAAGATTAGTTAATGTTCAGTTAGCGCAATCAGGTGTTTTGGCTAATGCATTAGCTGCTGGATTACGAGGAGCTGCTGTAGCCGCAGGTTTAGTAGCTAAAGGCTTTGGTTTATTTTTAATGATATTAAACGGTATTGTTATAGCATTTACTGTTATACAAGC